TCTGCAGGTGACTCTGCATCGAACAGGATTTCAGCGCGGATCGCAGCGCGGGACGCTACTTCGCCGCCATCGTATGGCACGTCGAATTGCTTCATGCGCTCGAAGTCAGAAGCGTCGATGTAGAGAACGACAGCGCGGTCCACGGCAATCCCAGTCTCGCGCAGCAGCCACATGTTCTGCTGTATCTGCGCGAAGTGCTGCGGCTTCGGCGCGCTCAATCCTTCGAGATTGGTGCGCGGGTCCACTGACTTGAATTCCAGCAGGACGGGCGTGTTGCCGTCCATCATCCAGACGCCGTCTGGCGTGCCGGACAGGCCAGACATGCTATCCAAGAACGACCGCTGGTTGTCGCCATCTAGCAGGATGGTTTCGCCAGTCACGGCAAGCTGTGCCACGACCCACGCCTCGACGGCGTGCCCGCGCTGCGCCATGCCCCAGCGGTCGAAAGCCTTCGGCATGGTTTTGGAGAACTTCAACTCGCGCAGGCAGCGCAGGTTTTCAGAGGCAGTTAGGACAGCATTCCTGTCCAATGTCGAACCCTCGTCGCCGTAGAGCGGCCACTGCGAGGACGCAGACAGGACGGCTTCGCTGATTTTTTTGATGAGGTCTGTGGTCATTGTCAAAACTCCGGTTGACCGTTTGTGTCAAACACAGGTGCATTGAACGACCAGTCGGTTGCCGGTGCCTTGACCAAAGAAGAAGCGCGCCGAACACCGATGATGTTCAGGTCGCGCTCAAGGTCGGCAGGAAGAGGCAGTGAGCAGGGGGTCATGGTCATAGCAGGGGTCACTTGTGTGAGTGTCTGAGTGTTTTGTGCGTTCGTGTAGAGTAGAATGTAACTTAGTCGGCTGTCAAGTGGGACTCTAGTATGTCGCGGCATTCTCCAGCGATGGCAGCGTAGGCAGCGGCGTCGATGTAGTTGTCGGCCTTGGCTGAGGCTGGGGTACGGGACATCTTCGCCATTACCATAATCCACGCCATGTCCTCGGAATCAAGAGCGAGAAAAGCGCTGTACTTCCCAGTCAGGTACGCAGACACCATGTCGGCCATATGCGTAAGGTTTTCGTGCGGCGGGCCGTAGGCGGCATTGCGGTCGCCGCCAGTCAGGCGCGCTGCTTCGGCCAAGTAAGTCTCGCGAACGGATGTGGTCATGGTCTGACTTTCTGTGAGTGGTTAGGCAGGGGAATGATTGCTGTTGCGTCGGATGTGGCGCATTCGGTTAGCTTCAGACCATACACGAAACCGTAAGTTCCGGCTCCCCTGCCTTATGCTTTTGTACGAAGTCCTCGGCGGCTCTACAAGCCCCTCTATTTAGTATTTGCAGGGTCATCGTAGTAAAAGTCTATGATCATGGCGCGCAGCAAGTCAGTCAGGGTGCTGTTGTCCGGTACTTGGTCGATCAGCCACGATGCCACTGACGGCGGCAAGCCCTTGACTAGCGTTCGAAGCTCGCCTGTCGCAGTCGGCAAAACCATTTTGGGCGGCGCAGGTACGGGCTTTCCGGTTTTGTCAGTCAGCATGTTCCTGTACCGCGCCCTCGACAGGTAGCCGTAGACTGTGGTGACGCCCACATTCATGCGCTCTGCGATCATGGCGGAATCCAGACCGTCGTTGTGGTACCGCGCCGCCCTGCCTATGACTGACTCGGCATCCGGTATTCTATTGTTGCTCCGCATTCTGCTCTCCTACAGCGGGGTTCCTCAGTGTTCGCTCGTAAAACCTGACTTGCGCCTCCAGCGAGGCGATCCTGTCGGTGGCATCGGTGGCTACTCTCTGCAAGTGCGGCCAATTTAGCATCGGCCCGCTGGCGAGCCTCGCCAAGTGGACGAGGTGGGATTTGATGTCAGTCATGGGCAGCCCCTTTCGTGGCGGGCGTTAACACGTTCGCGGCATCATGTGCGCTTTTCGGCTTTTCGTTAACATGAGCGGCGACGGCGGGTTCCAGCGCGGACAGGATGCGCTCGGCTAAAGCGCCAGCCCCAAGACTGTGGTTGCCGTCAACTGTGCGGATGATCTGCGCCAGTTGATCGACCGTCACGGGCCGCACGGCGGGAAGCCTGCCAATCGCTTCGGCTAAGTCAGTTCCGGTGTGCGTCGTGAACACGGCGGGGGATTTGAGTTGACGTCCCTCAACAGTACGGGCGTGGCAGTAATCGTACACGAGTTTTTGCGCATCAAAGCGCGAAATTGCGTCACTCATGGCGTCTCTCCCTTCAGCGCGGCGAGGATGCGTGCTTCGTAGTCGGCTTGGGCTGCGGCTTTGGCGACTTCCAAGGTGGAGAACCGCCAAGCCGATTTGCTTGTGCCAGCAAAATCTAAAAGCCAAAGCCCTTCGATCCTGCGGATTGTGTATCCCTCGGAGGCAAACTTCCCGCCGCCCTTGCTGGGCAGTTCCGCCTCAAACCACACCAGCGGCTTCACCTCGGGCTGCACGGCGGGAAGGGCGCGGATGGCGTTGCGGTATTCGGACAAGGCGCTGTAGATGGAAGACATGGGGAGCGCGCCAATTATGTCGGCCAGCTTGTCCCTCAGTGCCAGCGCATCCTCACGGCGTATCAGGTCACTCATGGCGTCTCTCCCTTCAGAAAAGCACGGGCGAGAACTTCCACCGCTTCTGCGCTGTCGCAATTACAGTCTGGGTCGTGCAGCTTACGTTCTGTGAAGGCTGGATGACAACGGCAACGAACCAAATCGCGCAGTTCATCGATGGCTTGCTCAATGCTCAGGTCACTCATGGCTTTCTCCCTTCAGTGCGGCAACCAAGCGGTCAGAAATCCAGTCGCCATCCTCGCCGTCCTGAAACCGATAATCCGGCCCATTAAGACCGTAGCCGTCGAGGACATATTCAATACCGCCACGCAGCCGGTCACGCTCTGCGGTCAGGGCCTGCACAATGTCGGCGCGGACATATTCGACAACATAGTCCCTGTAGTTCCGCACATCCCATGTCCCGTAAGTCCACTGGTCGTCGTCACCTTCGCCAAACTCGTCTTCAATCCAGATACGTTCAGGCGCGTTGGTCATGGCTTGCGTCCTTTTTGCTTTCGCGCCGCTTTGATCTTCGCCCGTTTGTCTGGCTTTGACGTTGATTTGCGGCGCGGGTTATAGGGCGGGGCCGTCCGACCTGTGATCAATGCCAATGATACAATCGCGGCCACGAGTTCTCGGTCACTCACGGCTCTCTCCCTTCAGTGCGGCTCCGGTTTCTGAAGCTACATCCAAAAGCCGCTTGCAAATCGGCCCGTGTTCAGTGCCAAGATTGACGCCACCAGACCTCCCGTTAGATTTTATGTGCAGCCAATACTCGCCGTCGCTATTGGGTCCAGTGATCCGCAGCGATGTAGGGTGCGCCTCGGCATAACGCTGGAAATCGGCATCCATGCTGTTTGCCAAACTCAGCAGTTTATCCGTTTTCTCGGCGCGGTGTTGAAGTTCCGCTTCAAGTGCAAGCGCGTATGTGCGGCTTTCAGTAAGCAGCACCGATGTCTCCCGAAGGGCCTTGGAAAGATCGGATATAGCTGTGCGAAGGCGGGCGGGGTACAGGTCCACCTTAATTATACTGTCAGCAGTATCAAGCAGAGCGATATATTGATCAGTCATGTCGTCTCTCCATTCAGTACTTCATGTGCGTTTTGCCACAGGGTGTCGGAATAATCCGGCTCATTACTGTTGTCCTTCGGTTGGGGAGCAAGTGGGGCAAGCCCATGCACTTGGTCGCCTTCGACCCACAGGCGATAGAGCATGGCGATCACCTGCTTTATCTCGCCCCGCACGCTCTCTGCTGTCTCGCGGCCTTCGGCGCAGTGAATGGCGGCTTTGACCACCTCGCCAGCTTCTTCGGCCACCTTTGAAATGACGTAGTTAGGTTGCGGGAATTTCTGCATCGCCTTGGCGGCTTCCAAGCGCGCATCTGCGATCAGGTCGGCAAAGCTGTCGGCATCGGGCTGCACGGCGGGCGTGGGCACTGCGAGGCCAGCGATAAAATCCTGCAAGCGGTCTATGGCGGGATGAAACTCTGCGCTGATTGGCAGATCATCAAGCCATGCATTCCAGTTTTCGGCGGCTGCGTTGTTGGAAAGCATGTTCCCGC